GGATACTAACAAAATTGTTAATATCAGATTGTGTATCTTTAACTTTATTTACATCCTTAATATTAAGTCTATATCTTTTTTCACCAACGTTATATTCAAAACCTTTGAATTTATCAGTAAAAACTTCATTTGTTTTCTTTTGGAAAACTGACTTATCTACCTCGGTTTGTTCCAAGTTTTTATTGTATCGATTAAAGAAGTCAACAGCTTTTTGTTGTTCTGGGTTTAATCTAGAACCAGCTTTGACCTCGTTGTAATATTTAGACTTTTGCCCGTCTAAGTGGGACCTAGCGTTCGCAACTTGCTCTTTTAACGCCAATTTTTTTCTTCTAATTTCTTTTTCATCGTCAGAGTCTTCATCATATGAATACATATCCTCCATCATAAATACTCTGTCTTCTTCGGTGAGGTGAGGTTTTGTTTGTTTAAAATACTCACTCAATAAATCATTATCACTCATTTTTGAGTAATCTTTATTTAATTGAACATAATCTTCTAAACTTCCACCAGTTTCGTTCATAAAGTCTACAACTTTTTGAATATTATCTGGTAATTGTTGCCCAGTTTCTTGAGCTTCACCTATTGCCTGTTCAACCTCTTCTTGAAGCTCTTCAGCTTGTTCAGTAACCTCTTCAGTTACCTCTTCTAAAACTGGTTGCTCTTCTACAACTTCTTCTTCTTTCTCTTCTTGTACAACTTCTTGTACAACTTCTTCAACAGGTTGTTCTTCAACTTTTTCTTCTACAGTTTCTTCTACAGGTTCTTTTGTAGTTTCTTCACTATAGTTTCTTAAGTCTACTTTTACAGTGCCATCATCTAAAATTTCGTTTTTAGATTCTTCTTTTGTTTCTTCAACCTTTTCTTCTTGAGGTTGTTCAACTTTTTCTTCAGTTGTCTCAACTACTTCTTCGACAACCTTTTCTTCTTGGTTTTCTGCCATAATATAATATTATAAAATTTAACAAATGTTATCTTGGATCAAAAGCATTTAATCCAAATCCTCCACCCATTATATCGTTGCCTGAGGATTCAAAGTTTTTAGGTGGAGACTCCTTTTTTCTTTGATCAATTAACTCAGACTGTTGACTCGCTTGGATTTTTGTTCTTTCGTCCTTGCGATCTTCTTTTTCTGTATCTCTTCCTTTCAACACTTCAGCTTCCATTTGTTTAATACGCATGTTTAGTTGAAATTCGTGATTCATTAATTCTTTTTTAAGCATAGCTTCTTGCTGCATTTTTACTAACTCTAATTCGTTTTTACCTTGCTGTAGTTGCATTTGATTTTGAGTTATTGCTGAGTTTTTCTGTACTTCAGCTTGAGCCGCAACTTGTTGAGCTTGAGCATTAGCTTGAGACTGAGCTTGTATATTTTGTTGTTGAATAGCTTGGTCTTCTTGCTTTTTCTTTTTTCTACGTATTTTAAGCAATTGGTTTGCTAACTTAACGTTTTTAATTTCTCTAATATCTATAGCGTCTTCAAGATTTATACCATCTTTTGATAAAGCCATTTGTATATTATTTTCTAACAACTGTTTTTCTTCTTCATCAGGAGCTAGCTCAATAAATATACCAAAATCATACAAATGTAAGTCTGCCATTTCACTTAATGTAGCTACATTATGACCACCAATTTTCTGTATAAAAGCTTCTTTAGTTGGTGAGTATTCTATGATGTCAGATATTCTAAGTGATATTGATTCAGCTGTTTCAGCTGTTAAAAATAAACCACCTTGTAATATGTGTCTAGTTGCTGTATTACTATTAGCTGCAGCTATTTTTTGTATACCTACTAAAGACTTACTGTCAGGCATACTACCATCACGCGCCTCGTTCAATCCGGTGACATCTCTGATCATTTGTAGGTAGTAGTTATATGTTTGTATTAGAGACTGTAATTTAGAGCCTCCAGAGCCACTTTGTATTTCTTGTATTGGTACTTTGCCTGGATTCATATCACCATCAGCAGTCATAGATCTACCAATAATACTACCAGTTTGAAAGAACATATTTAATGCTTCTTGTGGATTATAATTAGTACCATTACCTAAATCAATTTCAGCTAAACCATCAGCATCTACGTATATACCGTCTGGAACCATACGAGACATAACCTGTTGTAACTTAAGGTGTGTTATCTGTATCATGTCAGCAAATGTTGTTATTCTACTAACTAATGATTCAATTTTACCTTTATACATTCTTGGCGCAACTATAGAGTAATTCATTTTAACTTTAGTGTGATCACTCTTAGGCCTCATCATATTTTTAGCAAGCTCCCATTTTAAAAGTTTTTTAGTACCTAGTATTAAAGCACCTTCATATAAAACTTCAACTTGTCTAGACATTTTACCAAACCTTTCTTCAAGCAACTCATTAGGTGGATTAAACCTATCGTCTTTTACGATAACTTTACTAGCGCCAGTCGATGTTTCTTTAACCTTATATACTTCGTTAGCATATGTTTTAAAGTTAAAATACATAACTTGAACTTGGTTTTGATCTATAACTGTAGCTTCAGCTAAACTTCTATTATAGAAACCTGTTGACTGATAACCTTGTTTACCTACTTCTTTTAAATCTTCGTCTGTAAGATCTGGAAACTCTTTTTTAAGTTCATTTATAGGTAGAACTTTAATTTCACCCACATAGTATATATCTTCAAAATAAGGTGATTCAGTATATGAATAAACTATATTAGCTGGATCTACATATTCTACTTTAACACCTTCTGCTTTTGTAAAACTGTTTTTAACACATCCAATACCTAAAACGGTTAAATCATAATTAACTCTTTTTCTAGTTAACTCGTATCTATTACCTTCTAATATAGTGTGAATAGCTTGCTCTTCAGCTAATTCAACACCTTGCTTATAATTTAATTGCATATGTAATTGCAACTCTTCTTCACTATCTGGTAGCTTTGATGGTGGCGTCGACATTATGTTTACACCAAAAGCTTCTTGCGCAAAAGCCGCTAAGTCTTGAGTTTTCATGTCAGCCATTATACCTTGCATGTACTTAGTTCTTTTTGATACGCCAAAAGGGTCTTGTGAATAAGCTTTTATGTCAAAAGTTCTTTCTGATATACCATTTACTACTATGTCTACAAATTTAGGTACAATAGGTACTGGTTTCCAGTCTAAGTTTAAATAACTCAAATCACCATTTATAGATAATTCGTCTTTATATTTTTGTATAGCTTGCTCTCCTCTTGCGTATAGTCTTAATTTATGAAAATTATTTTGATTACTAGCAAATCTATTAGTACCACTATCTCTTTTGAACCACTCGTATTCAATAGCTTTACCAACTTTTAAGCCGTATTCTTTTGATTGTTTCTCTAAATCACTAACTACTTGACTAGGAAAATAATTTGATGTAACTGACTCAGCCATATTATTTTTCTATTAGTTTTGAATGATAGCCTTTATTTTTATATCTAGCTATACTTAAATTTATTTTCTTTTTTGCTACGTTTTGAACTGGTGAATACAAATGTCTGTTACAAGCCATAATAGCTAAACCGCTACTAATTGCTGCATCAAACTTTGTTCTTCTATTTATATCAAACTTTGCCCAATCATTTAATGTTTCATTAAAAGGCATTGTTCCATATTCACCGTTATTTTTTTTACCTACGTAGTTTTGTATATACATTTCTATTGCGGCAGCGTGAGCTTGTTTAATATCTTCACTTGAATTAGGTATACCCCCTATTTCTTTTTCTGTAACAGATAGTTTGTTCCAAACTTTATCAGGTCTATTCATAGAATAACCCCTATAACCTCTTCTTCTTAAATAATATAATAATCTTGGTTTGTTGTTTTCTGCTAATAATGGCATACCATAAAAAACCAATGCCATTAAAACATCTTCAAAAAATATTTCTGCTGTAGATGGTCTTGCTATATATTCTAAAAAAAACTCGTTTGGAGGAGCGTTTTCCATGCTAAACTTAGTTAAACCGTGTAATGAACCTTTAGATCCTTTACCATCAACAGT